TAAATTTTGACATTAACCTGACTACTGTAGACGGTACGTACAAGGAAATTGTGCCCCATGACATTCAGGATATGTGGATAAACACAGACCTGAGTATGGATTTAAGACAATATGTGCCCATCAACAAAGGCAACATTAGATCAAAGGAAAATCCAGACCAAATAAGACCCACGATGAAAATCACATTGAATGAGAAAACTCCTATGGAATCTCGGCCAGTATTAACTAAATGGACATTTGAAGAACATCGAAGCATAACAGGACGGTTATTCAGTAAAATAAAATATCGCCACCCTTTGAAGACAAAAGGAGTTAAACAACAAGTACGCGACTTCATTTCTTTATACTTCGAGGACACATTCACACCTTACACTAATGCGAATCAAATATTAGACATTGATCCATATGAAACAATGTTGTGGATTTCTAAACGTAAAGATGGGGTGAAGATTGCTCAAGAATTAAATGAATTGTTGTCTCACGATCTTGGAATGGTACCGTTGAATGCAATTAACATTCATTTAAAGCTTGAGAGTTTGATGAAAGAGAATCCTATAATGCATTGGGGCCAACATCAAGCTAGAGCAATTTACTGGCAACGCAAAGCCATTGCGGCTATCTCTTCCCCTGTCTTTTTGAAGGTCAAAACTAGATTAAAAAATTCCCTTTGGCCACATTACGTGTATGCTGATGGATTGACGCCAGGTGACTTGAATCAAAAAGCCAAAAACACCACCAACGTTAACTGGTTTTTCGAAAATGATTTGAGCAAACAAGACAGGCAAACTGATAAACCACTGATTGATGTAGAGATGGAGTTGTACCTTCTTTTAGGAGCATCGCCATCCATGATAAATTGGTGGAAGACCATGCATCAGAACTGGAAATTTAGGGCTAGATGGAACAAGGGCTATGCTCAAGAAATGAGACTGACAGGCCAATCCACTACTGCACTGGGAAATTTGATTACAAACATGCAAGTACATCTGGAATTCCTAAAACAAAATGCAAGTAAAGTGAAGCTGGTGTTCTTCCTGGGTGACGATATCTTAGTCATGCTACAGAACAAGCCCGACGTGTCATGGTTAGACCAATTCACAAAGAAATCTCATAATATGAAGTCAACTCAAAGATTGTCAAACGTTTCTGGATTGTTTTGTTGCATGATAGCATATAAAAATCCATACGGCGGGGCAGAACTGGGCCCTGACTATGTGCGTCTGCGCTATAGGTTTGAGGTTACTAACGGAGTTGGTGAGTCAACCCCCGAGAACATAGAGAACAGATGTCAGAGCTATGCATGTATGTTGGGGAAAACTGATGAAATGGTAGCCATACGCAGAGAAAAAGGTTGGACTATACCTTTGGAATCGTGGTATGATGGAATTAATTTAGTCCCGGCCATACAAGACCGATATGCAATAGATGAGTACACTGTGCTAAATAGTTACAATTTACTCTGTGAACGGATAGCAAACCCCGTGGTCAACGAAGTTGAGTTTTCCACCTACACAAATGTCAAGGTGTATTAATCAATCATAAAGTTTTCAAAAAGTATTTCGAACAAAC